ATCTATGCACGCTAGTCACATCCCAACAGGTGGCATGGCAGTCAAGTTCTTTTCTTCCACAGTCATTAAGCTCTGGTCGTCTGAAGCTGAGGCTAATGCTATTAAGGCTGGCATTAAAGTTGGCGACAAGATTATCGAACAAAAAGTCGGAAGGCCAGTTAACTGGATTATTGATTACAACAAACTCGGCCCCCCAAATCTATCAGGACAGTATGACTTTTACTACCAAGGGGAAGCTCTTGGTGTAGATAAAGTTGGAGAGGCACTTGATGTTGCAGAGATGTGCGGTATTGTAGAAAAGGGCGGAGCATGGTATACAGTTAATGGTGAAAGATTCCAAGGACGTGCCAAGGCTGTTCAGTATCTACGTGATAATCCAGAAGTAGTTGGAAAACTTATAGGTGACATAAGTGCCAAATCTTAATGAGTTTTTAAATAACAAACAAGAAAACTCTAAGCCATATGAGTTAGAACAGCTTAGCGGCATTCGTGCATGTATAAAGTGTGATGAAGATGTTTCTGGTGCTTTCTGGGACCCAATAGAGTTATTAATGTCTTGGAGATGCTCCAAAGGTCACGAAACAACATTTAAGGTTGGATAATGTCTGAGCGTTCAGAAGTAAAAAGAGATGGGGCCAAGGCTCAAAAGAATTCAGGGCGTGGCGACTATCAAAAGGGTGATGCTAAATGGAAACAGTTCTTAGTAGATTATAAAGAAGCTGGCAGATCTTTTACATTAAATAAAGATGTGTGGTCAAAAATTTGCACTGACACATTCAAGGTGAGCAGAGATATGCACCCAGCATTAAAGATTATTATAGGTGAAGATTCCAAGGTCCGACTTGGAATTATTGAGTGGGCAGTATTAGAAGAACTGATCCAATTTTATGAGGAGAATCATGATTAAAGAAGTATTATTAACCACACTTACTGGTATGGGAGTAGGAGCAATTTTTAGTTTATTCAAGTTGCCAGTTCCAGCGCCCCCCGTATTTGCTGGGCTAATGGGAATATTTGGACTATGGATGGGATACGGATTAGTTCAAAGGATTATGTCATGATACAAGATAAGAATACACTAGAGTTAATTAGCGATATTACAGAGTTCAATGATCTTCACGAGTTTATGAAAGATGAGCATCTAGATAGAACTCTGGCTATTGTTGTAAAAATGTTAATGAATCCAGATGTTCCTTCTGCAAAAGCTCCACAACTTATTATTGAATTACAAGCAATGTCTACTAAGTTTGCTATGCTTGCAGCGGTATATTCAACAATTGCTAAGGATAAAGCTGGAACAGCAAATAATAATAAAAAAAATATTTACTATTCTGCTAAGGAGTCTATAGACAAACTTGTAGATGCACTTAAGTATGTCGTTAGGTATAACTCATAATGGCTAGAGATATAGTAAAGAATCTTAAGTTTAAGAAACATACTGGAAAGTTTTTTGATCCAGAACGATTTGCGGCATTGCTTGATGAGTCATATCGAAATACAAAAAGAGCAGACGGAGAGATTACTAAGAAATCATTTAGTCCCAGCTCACTTGGCTATGGGCACGGAAGGTGTCCTAGATATTGGTATATGGCTTTTAGCGGCGCAATGTTTATTGATGACAATGATGCAGTTGCAATTGCTAACATGGCAAATGGAACTCAAGCACACGAGAGACTTCAAAAGCTTATTGCCACCATGCCAGAGTTTAGAGCAGAAGAAGAAGAGATTATAAATGAGTATCCACCTATTCGTGGCTTTATAGACTTAATTATGGAATATGATGGCGAAACTGTAATCGGTGAAATTAAGACGGCAAAGCAAGAGGTATGGGATACACGTCAGTCTGAAATGAAATCATCTGCAAACCACATGCTTCAATTGCTTACATATATGAAATTAAAGAATGCTAAAGAAGGATTCTTCCTGTATGAGAATAAGAATACACAGGAGCTGCTCGTTATTCCAATTTCAATGAATGAAAAGAATAAACAAATAATAGAAGATGCATTTCTTTGGATGCAGCAAGTGTGGGATAACTTTAAAGATGGCGATCTACCAATGCGCCCAGAAGGTGCAACTAAGTCTAAGATGCCATGCACATATTGTCCAATTAAAAAAGAATGCTACGCAAAGACCACCCCAATTGGAACAGTTGAAATTGATTTGTTTGAGATTCCAAAAATATGATTTGTGCAAATAAAGAATGCTCAATAGATTTTGAGCCTAAAACACATAATCAAAAGTATTGCTCAGATGAATGCTGCCGAATTGCCACAAATCGCAGGATTATGGAAAAGTATTATGAAAAGAAAGCTATTCGTAATGGTGCATATAGAGCATGTAAATGTGGAAATAAGTTAAGCAGATACAACGCTGGAAACCTTTGCTCCATGTGTGAGAAAAATAAAAATATTAAAAATAAAAATAATCTGATGGATATTATAAATGAAATTGGGTGAATTAGTAAAGACTAGGGCGGGGCGTGTTTTAGGCATAGACGCATCTACAAACTCCATAGCCTTTTGCCTTATGGAAAATGACGAGCCATTAAAATGGGGCAAAGTAGATCTTGTTGGTTCAGATATATATGAAAAAATACACGATGCTAAGATTAAAATGCATGCTATGTTAGATGAATTAAAGTCTGATTATATTGTTGTAGAAGGAGCAGTGCTTGTCAGATCACCAGATGCTGTGATAAAATTGTCTTATGTATATGGCGTTGTTATTGCTGAGCTTATGTCTACTGGAGCTAAGGTTATCACTATTTCTCCTTCCTCTTGGCAGGCATATATTGGAAACAAAAATCCAACAAAAGATGAAAAGGCGGCAATAAGGGTTAAGCACCCAGGCTACGCAGACTCTTGGTATAAAAATCAATTGCGTAACATGAGAAAGCAGAGAACTGCTGACTATTTTAATAGAAAGTATAATTTAAATGTGGTGGATTTTGACGTGGCAGATAGCTTTGGTATTGCACATTATGCTAACAAGGTATTAACAGAACGATGAAATTATATCAAAGCAAAGACTGGCTATATAGAAGATATATAGTTCAAAAGAAAACAGTTACAGAAATAGGTAAAGAGTGTGGAGTATCTGCTATGACTATACAAAGATACCTAGAGCAGTTTGGGCTGATTAAAAAAAGATGAAGTTTACACATAAAATTTTTCACATTGAAGGAAATGATGAAAGGTCAACATTAGTCAAATCAATGAATGACTATTTACACTCATACTCAAAGGTATTAGATACACCAACAATTAAAATATCAAGCCACGAAGATCTTGAGAATTTTGTAAAAAACAATCCTGGTTTTGTGCCAGATAAAAATGGATATAGTCTTCATGGAGAGCAAGGCTGGAGATATGGTGAGATTGGAATATGGGCAAGCAACTGGACAGCATGGCATAATTTCTTAAAATCAGACGCAGACTACCTGATATTAATGGAAGACGATATAGTTCATTCAGATGGATTTATGGATATTTTAATTAATTATATAAGTCAGCTCCCAGAAAACTGGGATTCGTTTCATGCGTTTTCTCCAGCAGATCAATTCGGAAAGCACACAAGCAGCCATAACTTTGGGGCTGACGATGTATGCTTAGCGTATCAAGATTGGTCATGCTTATGCTATGTGATCACAAGAACGGCGGCTCAGAAAATGATAGATAACTCATACAGATTTAATCTACCTTTAGACTGGTATATGTTTAGACAACAAAATCTGTTTAATGTATATACAGTTAAGCCTTCATCAGAATTTCCATGCACATTGTTTCCTACGGAATCAACATTTCAAGCAACACAGAAAAGAGAAATACTAAATGGGATACTCTAATCCAGAAAATAAGCCATGGGCTCAGCAAAAAATAATCGAGTTGTCTCCAACAACTGTATTAGACGTAGGAGCTGGTCAAGGAACATATCTTAATTTAATTAGGGAAGGATTAGGAGCTGGTGTCGTAGTAAGTGCCGTAGAGGTTTGGCAACCCTACATAGATCAATTTGATCTTCTGAATAGATACGATAAGTTATTTGCAATTGATGTAAGAGAGATGACAAATTTCAAATATGATCTAGTAATCCTAGGCGATATTCTTGAGCATATGTCAGAGTCTGATGCTGTTGATTTATGGGAAAATATATCAAAGCAGGCTAAGTATGCAATGATTTCAATACCAATCATTCATTACCACCAAGATGCAATTAATGGAAACCCATATGAGGTTCATGTAGAAGAAGACTGGACGATGGAAAGAGTTTTAGAAAAGTTTAAAGGCATTACAGAGTATAAGAAGTTTGAGGTAACTGGAACATTTATTGCGGAGTTTAATAATGACAATTCCTAAAATAATTTGGCAGACATATAAGGATCCATACGATCAACTACAGACATATATGCATGAGGCCATGCAAACATGGAAAAATTTTAATCCAGAGTATGATCATAGATATATGGATGATGCTCAGGCCGCCAGATTTGTCCTAGAAGAATTTGGTCAAGAATGGCACGATTTTTTTATAGGATTACCAGTTGGAGTTATGCGTGGAGATCTATGGAGATATATGATTATCTATAAGTATGGCGGAGTATATGCTGATTTAGATACAGAATGCTTAGAGCCTATAGATATGTGGATGCTTGATGATAAAGACTTCATAGTTTGTCCAGAGACCAATCATCACTTTTGTCAGTGGACATTTGCATCTACAGCAGGGAACCCCATATTAAAATCAGTATTAGATTTAATTAAACATAAGTTGTCAAATCCAGAATATGGATCACCGCATTTTGTGCATACGCATACTGGCCCAGCTATATGGACACAGGGAATATTAAAGGCATTGGATATAAGTGTAGAAGATTTAATTGAAAACTCAGACTTGTTAAACTCTTCTGATAATGCTAAGATGTATAAGTTCCACTGTTACGGCAAAGACAAGTGGCGCATATTTCATTTTGAATCCGTAAAGCATATTTATGGAAGCCAGTCATGGAATGACGGTAATTATATACAATGGATAGAAGATCCAATGGTGAAGGGAACTAGATAATGGCGGCAACAGATTATCCAAATAAAGATAACTATCAAGCATGGGTAACAGATTTACAATTAATAGCAACTGATGCACCATCAGGACATAAAATTATTAGAGAATGTCTTGATATTGCAGAGATGTTAATTAATAAAAATATATCATACGGAGACTCAGCCTTGTCACCAATTAGAATATTTTCTCAGGCGGATAATCAGGAACAGATTAAAATTCGTATTGATGATAAGATAAATAGAATTAAGAATGGCTCAGGATTTGCAGGAGATAACGATATAGATGACATGATTGGCTATTTAATCCTGCTTAAAATTGCTAAGAAACTTGCTATTTCAGTCGACTAGAAGTATAATGTATTCATATGGAAATTGAATTAGCTGATCACTATGATCGTATGAATAAAGTTGTAGAGGAATTACTTAAGGGTAACAATCCTACTACAATTGCATCAATTACTGGTTTTAAAAGAGCAGAGGTAGTTGAGTTAATAGATGAGTGGAAAAATGTTGTCCACAATGATGTTGGCGCTAGAGACCGTGCAAAAGAGGCTATCTCTGGTGCAGACCAACACTACGCAATGCTCATTAAAGAGGCCTGGAAGACCGTAGAGGATGCAGATCAGGCTGGTCAACTAAACGTTAAGGCAACCTCATTAAAATTAATTGCAGACATTGAAGGCAAAAGAATTGGCATGTTGCAAGAAGTCGGATTACTGGATAATGCAGAGTTGGCTGGACAGCTTGCAGAGACAGAACGCAAGCAAGAAATATTAGTTGGAATTTTAAAAGAGACAACCGCATCTTGCCCTAAATGTAAAATGGATGTTGCTAGAAGATTATCACAAATCACTGGCATAATTGAATCAGTCGTAGTAGAGGATGCAAGTGGACTTTGATTTCAATGATATTATTGACATGCTGGACGGCGAAGAATTTGATGAACGTCCAGTTGATCTTCGCACATTTGTAACAAGCCCAGCGTATCTTGGACTACCGTCACTTTCAGAATTACAATACACTCTTATAGAAAAATCATCACAGATTTATAAAGAAGCCACACTCGTTAAATTATTTGGCGAGGAAGAGGGCAAAAGAATGTTTAAACAAACAGCAACTGAAGTTGTGGCTCAATTAGGAAAAGGAAGCGGAAAAGATTATTGTTCAACAATTGCCGTATCCTATATAGTATATTTACTATTATGTTTAAAAGATCCAGCAACTTATTATGGAAAGCCGCCTGGGGATGCAATTGATATTCTTAATATTGCTATAAACGCACAACAGGCTAACAACGTTTTCTTTAAAGGATTTAAAACTAGAATTGAAAGATCCCCTTGGTTTGCTGGTAAGTATACAGATAAAGCCTCAGAAATGAAATTTGATAAATCCGTAACAGTTCACTCAGGCCACTCAGAACGTGAAGCGTGGGAAGGATATAACGTTATAGTCGTAATCCTTGATGAGATTTCAGGTTTTGCTATTGATAATACAACTGGTCACGATCAAGCAAAAACAGCAGATGCTATATATGATATGTATCGTGCATCTGTAGACTCACGTTTCCCAGACTTTGGCAAAGTAATACTTCTTTCTTTTCCTAGATTTAAAAACGATCCAATTCAAAAGTTTTATGACTCTGTTATATCAGAAAAAGAGACAGTGATTAGATATTATAAATTTAAAATGGATGAAGACCTTCCAAACGGAACAGAGGGTAATGAGTTTGAAATAGAGTGGGAAGAAGATCATATAAAGTCTTACTCTATACCAAAGGTGTATGCGCTAAAGAGACCTACATGGGAAGTCAACCCAACAAGAAGCATTGACGATTTTAAAACTGCATTTTATAAAAACAGTATGGATGCCCTAGGTAGATTTGCTTGCATGCCTGCAGAAATGATTGATGCATTTTTTAAGTCTAGAGAAAAAATAGAAAAAGCTTTTAATAAAACAGCATTTGCTGTAGATAAATTTGGTCGTTTAGAAGAATGGTTTAAGCCAGAAGAAGATAAAACTTATTTTATACACGTAGACCTGGCGCAGAAGCATGACCATTGTGCAGTAACAATGGCACACGTAGATCACTGGGTAAATGTTAAAATAACTAATGAGTATTCTCAGCCAGCACCAGTTGTCAGCGTTGATGCTGTAATGTATTGGACACCAACTCCAGATAAGTCTGTTGATTTTACTGAAGTAAAAGATTATATATTGTCACTAAAAACTCGTGGGTTTAATATCAGACTATGCACATTTGACCGATGGAATTCTCACGATATGATGCAGCAATTAAAACAATATAATATTAATACTGAAATTTTATCGGTGGCTAAAAAGCATTATGATGATATGGCCATGGTTGTATTAGAAGAAAGATTAAGCGGACCGCACATTTCCTTGCTTATAGATGAATTGTTGCAGCTAAAAATTATGCGTGATAGAGTTGATCACCCAAGAAAAGGTTCAAAAGACTTAGCTGACGCAACTTGTGGAGCAATATATAATGCAATTAGTCACACTAGACCAAATAGCAATAGTGAAATTAAGATACATACATACGATTCAATGTCATATGATAATGATTTTAATACAGATGCTGACGGAGAAGTAGAGCATAGACAGAATGTAATTAGACCGCCTAAAATGCCAGGCGAATTAAAAGAAGCTATAGACAGAATGATGGTAATATGAGCGAATATCAGATAAGAGCAAAAGACTGTAAATGTTGTGGTAAACATGTGCCTCTTCCAACAGTATTAAAAGAATATAACGGTATACCACTTTGCCCTACGACATTTTCAAACGTTGTAGAGTATAAAAGAATATGGGTATCACTTGGTGCTAGGCCTCATGGAAATATTAGAAAACATTTTTCTGATTATGTCCAGCAAATTGTTGAGTCTAATATTGACAAAAATGAAGACGGAACGTTATAATAAAACTAGGCAACAGTAGCTTAGTTGGTTAGAGCCCCGAACTCATAATTCGGTAGTCGTAGGTTCAAGTCCTACCTGTTGCACCAACAATAGTATAATTATCTTTATGGAGGCCAAATGGAAGACGAAGAGTATCAGTATAAGTTAGAGGAATATATAGCCTCTGGAGTAGTTGAGCTAGTTGGCATGGATGAAGATGGTGAATTAATTTATAGAATTACAGACAAGGCGGAAACTGAAGCTCCAGAACTATGGGCATCTCATAGAGAATATGTAGATAATGGATTGATAGCTTTGTTTGAAAAAGGTTTGATTGCTGTAGAATATGATGAAAACTTAGAAGCAATTATATCTTTAAGTCCAGAAGGATATGAAGAAGCAAAGCAATTAGGTTTAATTAACTTTGATATGGATCAGGATATACCAAACGATTAAGCCTTCGTAGCTCAGAGGACAGAGCAGGACTCTTCTAAGGTCTTGGCCGCAGGTTCGACTCCTGCCGAAGGCGCAGGCGGAACGTTTGAACAACAATAAACAATTTGATATAATATATATAGGCCGCCAATAGGGGCCTATAAATTAACTTATTCGCTTGAAGGAGGAATAAAATGGTAAACACATTTACACTGGATCTTTTTAAAGATCCATTTTTTATTGGTTGGGACCGCCAGTTTAAGGATCTCGAAAAAGTAATGCACAATTCTACAAACTATCCGCCATATAATTTGGTTGAAGTTAGTGAAGATACATATATGATTGAACTAGCTTTGGCTGGCTTTAAGAAAGAAGATATTTCTGTTGAACAAGAAAATAATGTCTTAACAATTAAGGGGTCTTCGGAAGAAGATGAAAACAAGTATATTCACAAAGGAATTGGAGCAAGATCATTTGCTAGAACATTTTCATTATCTGAGTATATGATCGTAGCAGGAGTAACTATGGAAAATGGAGTCCTAAGAGTTCTTGTAATTAGGGAAGTGCCAGAAGAGGCAAAACCTAAAAAGTTTGAAATTATGGATTCTTTTACTCCAGAAGAAAATGTATTTGCCCCGTCACTGCGTAAGAAAAAGAAAGAATAGTATAATATAAATCTGCACCCCGTCACTGGGGAGTCGCAGACGACGGGTCGCTACCCGTAGGATGGACCTGAGCATGTCTATAAACTGCTCATTAATATTAAGGAGAATCATGTTTGAGTATTATGTAAAAAAAGTTAGTAAAGTTGTGGACGGTGACACAATAGATGTAGAAATTGATCTCGGATTTGATATCTCATTTAGTTCAAGGGTTCGTTTAGCTGGAATAGATACTCCAGAAAGTAGAACAACAGACAAGATGGAAAAAGCACTAGGACTTGAAGCAAAAGCATATTTAAAACATGAAATTGAATCTGCTAAAGCTGTTGTAATCAAAACAGAAAAGATGGATAGTTCTGAAAAGTATGGAAGAATTTTAGGTTGGGTATTTTTAGATGGCGCAGCAGTATCTTTAAATGAAAAGATGATTGCTGACGGACATGCGTGGGGATATATGGGAGAGACTAAGGTCAAAGACTTTGATGCTTTAGCAAAGGCGAGGAAGAAAAGCGGAAAGTAATGCCAGTATATGAGTATCGCTGTATTGATAATGAAGAACATCCAATTGTAGAAATAACAAGGGGAATTATGGATACAGAATCTATATACAAATGTGATTCTTGTAAAGCATTAATGACAAGACATTTCACACCATTTGGTATTCAGTTTAAAGGATCTGGGTTTTACAAGACAGACAATCCTAAGTAGTTTAAACTAACATTCTGCTATAATTGCTATGTAAACAAAAATATTGTTTTACTTAGGAGATCCTCAGTTGACTAGAAAGATTCAATACTTTTTAACCAGCCTGTTTATTGTGGGCTGGCTTTTTCTTTTCGGGCCAAGTGTTGCTCATGCCGAGGATGTTCCTCCTACATCAGAACAAGTTGTAGTAAGCCCCGCACAGGTAGCAGTTAATACAGCCATTGCAACAGCCACTACTGAAGTTGCACAAGCAGTTTTAGCATCAGAGACAACAACAGCAACTATTGCGACTGCAGTAGCAGCAGTAACAACATCTAACACAGCCGTAGCAGCAGCAACTACCGCAGTTACAACAGCAGTAGCGGCAGTTGCAGAAGTTGCTAATACAGCACCCGTGGTTGCAACAGCAACAGCGGTAACGCAAGACGTTACTACCGCAGTAACTGCTGTAACCACAGCCGTTGCAGCAATACCAGTAACTGCAACAACAACAACTCCAGAAGTATCTGTTGCACAAGCTGCCGTCACAGCAGCAACTCCAGTAGTTGAAGCAGCAACTGCAACAGTATTATCAACAGCAACTACATTAATGACTGAAACACCAACTACAGTTACGCAGGTAGTAACAGCAATTGCAACAGAAGTTGCACAAGCTGCAACAGCGTCTACTGCAGTTCAAGCAGCACAGACGGCAGTAACTGAAGCAACAGCAACAGTAGCAACTGCAACCACGGCGGTAGCAGCAGTAACTACCGCAACTACAGAGGCGCAAACACAATTAACTCAGGCAAATGTTGCTATTAATACGGCACAGGATGCAGTAAATGCTTTGGTGGCTACAATTGGCACAACATCAAATGTTTTATCAAATACAGATGATGCTGGTGTTCGCATGAACCTTCCATTTAATTTACAGATGGGCGGAGTCACATATAATAATGTTTACGTTGGATCCAATGCAACTATTACCTTTGGAGTAAATCAAGGCAGCACTTATCATACTACTCCTAATGCACCTTCTATATCTATAGCAGGATACGACTGGACTACATGGAGTAATGGATCTGGCATTACTTATTCAACAACAACCAATACTTTATCTATTGCCTGGGATCTAAGAGTTTATCCTTTGCAAACAGCAGAAACACAAATGACACAGGTTCGCTTTAATGCAGATGTAAATCCATCAGATGGCGCATGGCAAGCAGATGTTAGCGTGACTGGACCAATACCAAATGGTGCTAGGTTTAACGTAAGAGAAACAACAGGAGGAACGTTAACTCCAATTGTTGATACAAATTCTGGCCCTGGATTTAATGGAACTATTAGTCAGGGTGCTGCATTTACTCCTGCCCCTGATCCAAATAATGCAACGGTGTTGGCAGCAATTGATACAGCAAATGCACAAATTGCTACATTAAACTCAGCAATTACAGCCGTTGTTGCAACAAATACAGCAAATACAACAGCCGCAACAGCAATTCCTGTAATTGCTACTGTTTCTGCAAATACTGTGACTGCACTGACAACAGCAACTACAACATTAACTACAAAAGTAGCAGATATTGCAGTTGTTTCAACAGCAGTTGAAACAGTATCGGCAGCACCAACAGTTGTTGCAGCAGCACAAACAGTAATTAATGCAATTCCTGCGCCTGCGCCAGCACCTACACCTGTAACAGTTGAACCACCTGCATTAGTTGAGCCACCCGTAGTTGTTTCACCTGTAGACACAACCCCTGTAGACACAACCCCTGTAGACACCACACCTGTAGACACAACCCCTGTAGACACAGAGCCTGTGGATACCACACCCGTAGAGACAGAGCCTGTGGATACCACACCCGTAGAAACAGAGCCAGTTGACACAACTCCAGTCGAAACAGAGCCAGTTGACACAACTCCAGTTGAAACAGAGCCAGTTGATACAGAACCTATAGAAACAGAACCTATAGATACCACACCTGTTGAAACGGAACCTGTAGACACCACACCTGTGGAGACAGAGCCTATAGACACAGAGCCTGTTGAAACAGAACCTATAGAAACAGAACCAGTTGAAACAGAGCCAGTTGATACAGAACCTGTGACGGGATCAGAAGAAGAAGTAAGCAATACGGTTGATGAAGCATTATTAGACGGGAAAATAGATAGCACAGAAGTAGAAGCAATTGCAGAGTCTATGTCAGCAGATGGAGAAATAGATGCAAAAGAAACTGATCAATTAATTGAAGCATTGGCAGCAGATGGAAAAGTTTCTACTGCAGATCAAGTAGCAGTATTAGCAGCACTTGCATCAGATGGAGAAGTTTCAAAAGAAGATGTTGCAGCAATTGTAGCCTTAGTGTCTACTGATGGGAAAATGTCTACCGCAGAAAAAGAAATTGTTGCTGATGCTTTGATTCAATCAGTTGCTCCTGGAGAAAATCTTACAAAAGAACAAGTAGTAGATGCTGGAATTAAATTAGCAGACTTGCCACCAGATACACCAGTAGAAGTTCGCACTAGTGAAAGTGGACAAGAAGTAGTTATTACAGCAGAAGTAGGTGCACAGATTGAAATAGTAACTAATGTAGCAGCATTTGCAGAAGAATTATTTAGTGATCCCGTTGCAGCATTACAAGCCCTTGGAAGTATAGGTGCAGATATGACAGAAGGCGAAAGAGAAGAGGCAACTGAAATGGTTGTAGCAACAGTTGTAGCAGCAGGTGCAGCAATTAAAGCAGCAGC